TGCCCAATAGCACGAACACTATTTGACGTAACTATAAACGGGAACGCCCGCTGTTCCATGAAGTTATACGTCATGGCCTTGATACCAGTCATCTTCCCGGCAACCTGCCGCGTGAAATACTCGAACCACGCTTTTTCAGCGTCCAGTTGGTCGATAATGTCTCTCATTACCAACTTTACTTTAATAGGGAGAACCTGATCGGCCCTCACGCTACCAGTCACAATTGTTGGGAGTTCAGCCATATTCTATCTCCTAAAACTTTCGTTTTTTGTTGTTAATACTGATTCAACCGAGTCTTGCTTATCGCGGCTGCAAGTTGGTCGGCATAACTACCACCGCCCGGTTCACCCAAAGACGGCACACCGCCACCTGACGGCGCGAGCGTTGGATTTAATTCAGCAGCTTTCTTTTTCGCTTCAACCACTTCCGCAGTTTTCTTCACTTGTTCGCGGATATGCGAGCGAGCATGTTCCAATTGCAGGTGGAGTAACGACAACGCCAATTCCGGTTCCTGATTGTAAAAGTCTTTCAGGCCTTTAGAAGTTGTCGGTGCGTCAATCATCTGCTCAATCAGTTTCCGGTTGGTATCCATGCCAGGGAAGCGTACATCACCAGTTTCCCACTTAGCATCATTGAGATAGGCCAAAGCCGTCTCATGACGTTCAGGGGATATGGCATTGACAGGTAATTGGTCGGTGGTCGGCATGACGCGAATTAAGGCTTTTTTGGCCTTATCCACTACCATGTCTATCGCTTTTTGCGGTTCCGTTGCGAACAATTCCTGCGTTGCTTCAGGGAGGTCGCTGAACTTGACGGCCAGTTCTCCGACATCCTTGCTGTACTTCTTCGTGGCAAACAGACCAGACGGCAACTTTTGCTCATCTTGCGTAACAACAAGTCCTTGTTCGTCAAGAATCTCATTGAGTCGCTTCACACTTTCCGCGAGTCGCCGTGCCTCTTTACTTGAGGCACTATATTCCCGCTCCAAGCGGGATGTTTTCTGGATCGGAGTCTCAGAGATTCCGGCAACATTGAGCAATGTAGCATCGTCAATGGCTGGCTCCGCTTGCTCGTTTTTGACGGGGGCTGGAGTCGCTGGAGTCGCTGGGGTTTCGGTCGTTACACTCGCTTGCACAGGCGCAGGAGTCGCAGGACTTGCTGGCGTCTGTGGGGCGGGCGTTGAAATTGGTGTTGCTACGGGTTGCGTAGCGGCTACTACCGGCGCACTTGCGGGCACGGGTGCAGGAGTCGTCACGGGAGCAGGTTGTCCTTGCAAAATAGCCATTGATTTTTCGTCCATGATTATTTCTCCTTGGTTTTGAGTTTTGCCGTTAATCGTTCCTGCATCTTTTGAATCTTATCAATCACTTCTGAAATCTTCATTTTCAGGATTGCCAAGTCCTGTTCGATCTGTTCCTTAACCCTCGATAAAATCACGCACTGGTTCCATTGCCCTTGCAAACTGTCGTGCTTGCTGATTTCTGAACTATGAATCTCAAACCTTAAAATAGCAAGCCTTTTTTTTTCTTTTTCGAGAAGCACGTCCTTGAACTCAGCGTAACCTTCAAATTGATACAGCCCCAAGTCAGACTCAAGACAGTCCCGGTCGAGTTTTAACTGCACCAGATACTTTTCGTTCTGACGTAGTTGCTCCTGCACCACCTCGACCGGCATACCCGAAAAAATGTCCATCATGGCCATTATGCCACCACCTGTTTTAACTGTTTCGATGCAAACTTATTCCCCATCATTCTTGCTTTTGACTTAGCTCTTACTTCCGGCAAGTTGGCTCTAACTTTTTGAAACAAAGATATTGCTTTTTTTTCTTCTTCAGTCCACCTATGCCCCTTTGCGTATTGATTTCCTTTTTTTGATAAAGACATTTGCCGACAGGTTTCGGACAATAATTTATTTCCTAAAGCAAACTTGTTTCCTGTCGCCCTCTCCTTGTATTTTTGCCGAACTTCAGGACTACTCATATATTTGGCAGTAGTCAACCTGAGTTTGCTTTTACATTCCTCTGTTAGTTTTTTGCCAAGATGAGAAGCAATCATTTTTTGTCTGGTTGCTTCAGTGATAGGTTTTCGATTAGACTGAGCAATCTTCATTTTTTGCTTCGACGCTTCAGAATGTGGCTGATGAATTACATTCTTCTGCGCCACCGACATGCGTTGTAAAGTTTCGGCAGATGGATGTCGCCCAAAATGAGACAACCTCATTTTTCCCTTGGTTTTTTCACTATGATGTTTTCCAAACATCGGAGCGTTTCCCCCTGTCCTCGCCTTCATCTTTTCAAGAGTTTCTTCGGAAGGATGTTTCCCTGTATTGGCAACCGCGATTTTATTTCTGGTTGTAAGAGAAACCTCGTGCCCTATATTACATAACTTATGATTATTTCTCTCTTGCTCACTCCATTTTCTACCCGTATTTTTTAATCTGGCTTTTTCTATTGCCTCCGCAGTTGGCTTGTAACCACAAACTCCCTCGCCGCCATCTGTCGTGTTCGTTAAATCCCATCCCTCCGCCCTGCCATAAGCTATCCAAGCCCGTTCTTCTTTACAACCATCGCCTTCTACTTCACCTATCATCTGTATCTTTGGGAGATACCCTTTAGACAAAACGGAAAGTATCCAGTAATTTTTATGACTCGGACGACCGTATCGCGCATGTCGTAAATGTTCAGCCAACCGCCGTGATAGTTTTTTACACGTTTTCCCGACATATCGAATGCGTCCATCGAGTTCTGTTAAAACATATATAATTGTTTTTTTCATAACGGTTGGTTGGCCGGCTTCAAAGCTCCTTGAACTGAACGATTCGGATTTCTAACATTCTGTGGAGCGGCGAGACCGCCAGGTTCCGCAACTGGTGATTGCATAGGAGATGCTCCTTGCGCTTCAGGTGAAGGGGCTTTTATTAAACTTACAAGATTACTAACTCCACTTGCTTCTGCAATCTCTTTATGCAAGGAATACTGGTCCACGAGCGGCGAACCGTTCCAAAAAGGATAAAGTGAAAGTAGGCGTGAAAATTTTTGCTGAGCGTCCGATGTGTTTTTTACGCCGTTCGTCTTCACAACATAAAAGTCCCCCAAATTTTCCGCATCCACGCTCATCCAGCCCGTACCATTTGGACTCTTGGCATTGCGAATGAAATCCTCATCGGAAATATATTTGCCCGCGAGTATTAAAAGTTGCCTTGCTTCCTGCGAAACTCCGCCGTATTCGAGTAAGACGCTTTCTGCATCCACTCGCCCACTGGCCTGATTAATGAAGGAAAGCGTACCCGTTGCAGACGAACCAACCGCATTACTGCCACCCAGCGTTTCAGCCATGTTCGGCGCACCACCAACAGTTTCCATGAGCGATTTGAAATCATTGTCTTCCAAAAATGTTTGAGGCGAAACTTCCGGTCTCCGGTCAACAGTCATTGCATCAGCAAGTTTTGTAACTGTTCGCGGAAATGTATGAATTGCATACGGGCGTTGGTAAAAATCTGATTCAGGACGCCCAGCCATTAAGTCATCGCGTATCCAAGTGGACGGGAACATGACCCCTGCCAGATGGTCGATCCTGTAGTTTTTATTGAGAAGATACGCTACAATCAAATCTTCCACCATTTCAATCGCACCAATCCCCCAGAACGAAGAAAAGTCATTCGTGATTTTGTAGTTCACCAATGGGAGAATCCCATCGCCCATCGGCAACGGGCCTTCATACACCATGTATAAGTCCTGCGCTATGATCCTCCATTTATTATCCGCCCGTGAAAACCAGTTGACTACACGGCGGCGGCGACCATTATCGCCTTCAGGCGTAATATCGTTTATCCGCGTGCGCCAATTATTACGCCCTTGACCGTAATTAACGCTCCCAATTATATTCGATATTGCACGATATTGGTTGTCAACACCACTTTCAACAACCGCACCAGACTTGAATAATTCCTCGGCGGCATCTTTCCGATAACCAGGAAAGGCTGATAGCGCCTTGATTTGCGAATCCTCCATCCAGTCAATATGAAAAAATCCCGGAAGCGCATCGTCGGCTTGCGAATCTTGCGGATTGATTTTTCCACCACCGGGAATCGGCAAAATCTGGAAGAAATCAACATCGCGGGAAGAAACATACCACTTGCCATCCTTGTTTTTGCGGGCAAACGGCATTCTATACCCATTCCCCATAACCAATGCCGATTGAAGCGTAGGATCAATGCTTTCTAAGATATTGATTTGAGATTCGTCGCGAAGCGTGTTCCTCAGCCAAGCCTCGGCCTGTTCCCTGCCACTTTCGTAACGGGGATGCAAGGCGTCCAACGACAAAAAATCTTCCCCGCCAAAGATGTTCTTCTTGAGCTTTATCTTGCGTTCTTCCACCATCGCAAAAGCCAGGTTGACCATGATTTGAGCACTTGTGCCTTGCAACTGCCACGGCTTCATACCCCTAAAAAGCGCATACATCCGAGCGGCTTGCTCAAAATGCGGCTGGCAATTCTCTGACGCAAGAAGGAAAAGGTCGCGGAACTTCTTGACTGTTTTATCAATTTCAGCCATGTTTGTTAATCCAATCGCATATTAAAACAAGAGCAATCGGCACAAAAAATAT